AAACCAGCGTCGGCAACAAATGGTGTTTATCTGGCCGCCGGGAACGCGATTGATTTAAGCGTTGAAGAGCAAACGCCTTTACAAGCGATCACGGCGTAACATAATGGCGCGTCCTACTGAATATGATACAGACTATTGCCAGCAGGTGATTGAATGGGGGAAGCAAGGCAAGTCTAAAACATGGATAGCTGCGACACTGGGCTGCACAAGGCAGACGCTGGAGAATTGGGCGTCTGCGAATCCAGAGTTTTTAGACGCCTTAACGCGTGCGATGGCTCATTCGCAGTTGTGGTGGGAGGATGCAGGCCAAAACGGAATGACTGCCGACAAGTTTAATGCGTCCGTCTGGTCGCGTTCAATGGCCGCAAGGTTCCCGGATGATTGGCGTGAAGTAAAAGGAACTGAACTTAGTGGCAAGGATGGTTCGCCAATTGTTATTAAGCGTGCTGATGATCTAAGCGACGACGAATTGGCTGCGATAGTTAGCAAATGACCCCTCAAGCTGCGGCTAATGAACTGCTGCGTAGGCGAAAGGCACGTTCAAGTTTAGTCGAGTATGCTCGCTATATTGATGTTCCGGGCGCACCATTAGTTGAAGACCCCGATTGCGAAGATTTTGTTCCGGTTGATACAGAGTTGGCTGCGCATCATGTTTTAATACTTGAGGCCACAGAACGCTGCATATCGCGCCACAGAGGGCGGACAATGCTGTTCCTGCCTCCCGGTAGCGCGAAGTCAACCTATGCGACCGTGGTAGCACCTACGTTTTATATGGGTAAGAATCCAGACTTTAAGGTGATTGGCGCAAGTTACGGCAGCGATCTTGCTCGCAAGTTTGGGCGGCGTATGAGGTCTATCGCCAAGCAAAAGAAATATGAAAACCTGTTTTCAGCAACACTAAGCGCAGACAGTTCGGCAGCTAATGAGTGGGCGCTGTCAAACGGTTCCGAATATATGGGCGGAGGCATTTTGTCGGGCATCACAGGAAACCGCGCTGACTTTATACCGATTGATGACCCTATCAAGGGCCGTAAGGACGCAGATAGCGAGTTAGTGCGTAAGTCCACAAAGGATGCTTACGAAGAAGACATATTGACCCGCCTTAAGCCCGGCGGATCGGTCATGCTTACATTGACCCGCTGGCATGCTGACGATCTGGCAGGAAGTATATTGCCAGAGGAATGGGCTGGCGAAAGTGGAATGATTGAATGCCGCGACGGGGAAAAGTGGGAGGTTATCTGCATCCCTGCGCAATGTGTGCAAACACCAGACCCGTTAGGCCGGAAGGTTGGCGAATACATCTGGCCGGAATACTTTGGAGAGGATCACTGGACACCATTTAAGCGCAATGCGCGCACATGGTCTGCTTTGTTCCAGCAGTCGCCCTCACCAGATGAAGGCACATTCTTTAAAAAGGATTGGTTCCGCAGGTTTGATGTAAGACCAGCCAATCTGCGCTATTATATGACAAGCGACCACGCGCCGGGGGATAGTGAAGGCGCTGACTGGAATGTGTTCAGGATCTGGGGGATTGACACCAACCAGCACGTTTACATGGTTGATGGTTATAAAAGCCAAGGCACTATGGACGAAGCTTTGGGGCTGAAAGCTAATGAAGGCGGCGACATTGAGTTGCTGGAATTTGGCGGATTGCCACTAATCAAAAAATGGAAGCCGCTTTGCTGGTTCCCTGAAGACGACAACAACTGGAAGGCAAGTAAGGCATTTGTGACCGCAGCGATGCGCCGCCTAAAGTGCCATTGCCGGATCGAAGCAATTAGTCCGCACGGACAAGACAAACCCACGAAGGCAAGAGCAATTCAGGCGAAGGCAAGTATGGGCGAAGTCTGGTTTCCGAACGGCATAATAGGCGATAACATTATTGACGAGTTTGTGCGCTTTCCTGCGGGCAAGCATGACGATGAAGTTGATTGCGGCAGCTTGATTGGCCGCGTGATTGACCAGGCGCATCCGGCAATAGTTGCATCATCGCAGCAGACAACAGGCTTTGATGGTCCACATAGACCGTCATGGCGCAAGAACAATCAAGGTGAGGGCGAATCATGGAAAACACTATGATCGCTCCACATATTCGAGCCATTGATAACAAGCTTTATGAAATAACCTCAATGGGTTACCGCTTAATAAAAGAACGTGAAAATTTGGATTTATATAGACGGTTTCGGGGTGAACCTGAACAGATGAAATGGCGTCATTCGCCTTGTGAATTAGGTCCAGCATCCGGTCTTTCTTTAATTGAAATGTTTGGAGGCGATTAATGCAAGATTTTGCCGCCTATCAGCCGGACCACGCGCAGCTCAAGCGTTACTTCGAGGACGCCCGCGACACTAACGACGAATACCGTAAAGAATCGCTTATTGATCGTGATTATTGGGATGGTTATCAGTGGAGCGAAGAAGAACGTAAGATACTTGAAAGCCGCAAGCAGCCGTCTTTGTATTTCAACGAGATCAAGTTAAGCATTCGTGGTCTTGTCGGTGTTTGGGAGCAAGGACGTAACGACCCGCGCGCATGGCCGCGCAATCCGCAAGACGAGCAAAGCGCAGACGTAGCAAGCAAGGTTCTTCGCTACGTCAAAGAATATGCGGAATGGGACGACAAGCGGACGCGTTGCGCGTTGCAATATTTTGTGGAGGGCACAACTGCTGCCATAATCCAGATCGACGAGCACAGCCGCGTTGACATTGAGCAAATCCGTTTTGAGGAGTTTTTCCACGATCCGCGTTCACGTGCGTTGGACTTTAGTGATGCCCGTTACATAGGCGTGGCGAAGTGGATGTTTGCCGACAGCGTTGGTCAAATGTATCCTGACGCTGCCGCACAAATTCAGGCATCGGTTGACTATAGTGGCGGCGGCTTAGGCGTTGCGGGTGATACCTTTGCTGACAAGCCCGAAGGTGAGTCCTTTGCCATTTGGTCCGACCCTAAGTTAAAGCGCGTTTTTATTGTTGAGATGTATCACAAGGAAGCATTTGGCTGGGCGCGTTGTGTATTTTGGGGTGGAGGCATATTGGAGGCCGGGGCTTCGCCTTATCTGGACAGCCACGGAAATCCTGATTGCGCTATTCGGGCGCGGTCTTGCTACATCGACCGCGAGAACCGTCGTTATGGTGAAGTGCGTGATTTACGCAGCCCGCAGGACGCCATTAACAAGCGGGAAAGCAAGTTGCTGCACATGTTAAGCAACAGGCAGGCAGTCGCAACCGACCCTGAATATGCTTACAACGTTGACGCAGAGACAGTGCGCCGCGAAATGAGCAAGGCTGACGGCGTTATTCCTGCGGGTTGGCAACCGACTACACTGAATGACTTGGCGAGTGGTCAATTTAGCTTGCTAGCAAATGCGCGTGAATTTATCCAACGTATTGGGCAGAATCCTTCTGTTTTAGCGCAGCAATCAGCAAGTGCATCTGGACGGGCGCAGATAGCGCGGCAACAGGCGGGAATGGTTGATAGTGCCATGTCTTTGAACGGCTTGCGGTTGTTTGAACTGTCGGTGTATCGTTCAATCTGGCAGCGTTGCCGACAATTCTGGAAAGCGCCTGATTACATTCGCGTAACGGATGATGCTGGGTCGCCGCAGTTCGTGGGCATTAACCAGCCAATTCAGGGTGAGCCGCAGCCTATGATGATGCCAGACGGTAACATTGGCGTGGGGCAGCCTATCATGGGCTATGAAAACGCTCTGGCAGAGATGGATGTTGATATTACGATTGATAGCGTTCCGGACACTGCAAACCTTGCACAAGAGCAATTCGACAAACTAATTGAACTAGCGCAGATTTACGGGCCGCAAGAAGTTCCGTTTGATGATATTCTTGAAGTTTCGTCTTTGCCTGAAAAGGCCAAGTTAATTGCCAAACGCAAAGATCGTGCGGAGCAAGCCAGCCAAGGCCAGCAGCCGCAGCAAGAGATGGCAATGCGCGGCATGGCGGCAGAGATTGCCGATAAGGAAGCGTCGGCAACACTCAAGCAAGCAACAACGGCACTGACAGCAGCAAAAGCTGAAAACGAAACGTTAAAGATGACGCTTGAAGGGATGAAGCTAGGTGTCGCAATTTGACACTTACGCCCGTCAGAAGCGTGACGAGTTTTTAATACTGGACGCACTGCCTAAAGAATGGCGCGCACTGGTTCACGAATATGGAGGCAACGTAACCATTAGGCTGCATCGCATGGGTATAGGCCCTGCGGCTGCGCGAATGGAGTTGTCGCAACAGTTACCCGCCGCCGGGGGTTAAAGGGCGAACTTCACCATTGCGAGGGGTGCAAACCCGCAACATGCCGCCGGTGTTCGGGCGCTTACTTGTGCCGAAGGTTATCGGCAAGGAGATTACATGGAAAATATGGATACGATGTTCGGTGGAGACGCCGAAGAATTTGACGCGCCTGAAACGGTTGAAGAAACCCAAGTAATTCAGGAGCCAGTGGTAGAGCAGCCTCCCGTTGTGGAGAAACCTGCAATACCGGATGGTTACGTTCCTGTGTCGGTTGTGAAAGAACTGCGGGATGAAATCCGCTCGTTAAAAACACCACAACCAGCGCAGACAATGCCTCAAGAGGAACTTTATCCAGACGAGGACACGTTGAAAATCGTTAGGGCGGAAAACCGCAACCAGACCATGCAAATTTCCCAAACGCTGGCAGAGGATAAGTTTGGTTCAGACGTAGTTAAATCCGCTTTCGAGTGGGCGGTTGAACAATGCAATGCCAATCCTGCGTTCAACATGGCTGTGGCGCAATCGTCGCATCCATACAAATTAATCGTCGAGGAACACCGCAAGGCGCAATCTTTGCAGGAACTCGGCACAGTCGATCCGGAACAGATTAGAGCCTTCAAGCAATGGCAAGCGGCACAAAATCACATTCCGGCCACACCTGCTAACCCAACTCCACCACGTTCAATCGCCTCACACACGAGCGCGGGTGAACCAACTCAACCTAAGGTTTCGGCGGAGGAGCAGCGGTTAGCCAAAATGTTTTAAAGGATATATAAATGGCTGATTTTACTTTAGCGTCTGCTTCGCAGCGCAAACAGTGGAGCAACAAGGCTCACATGGAATATGTGCGCCGTTCGCGCTTCGCTCCATACATTAACAATACCACCAACGCTATTATTCAAGGTTATTCAGACCTTGAAAAGCGCGCTGGCGACACTCTCAACATTCCTTTGTTCTACAAGCTTGGCGGCGCTCCTGTAACGGGTGAAACGCCAATCGTAGGTAACGAAACTCCGCTTGATAACTTCAATTGCGGCGTTCCGGTTACTTTGCGCGGCAAGGGCGTTGCAGTCACCAAGAACCAGACATTCCGCACGGAATTGGACGTGATGAACGCGGCCAAGGAAAGCTTGACCCGTTATTTCGGTGAATTGCTGCGTGATGACGTGATCGAAGCTTTGGGCTCGGTTGTAACCACTGGCGACACGACGGTAAACTACGGTTTGGCTACTGCTGCTAACCGTAACGCTTTTTCTGCTGCTAACCGAGATCGTTTGTTCTTCGGTGCAACTGCGGGGTGGAGCGCAACTTGGGCGACTGCTTTGGCAGCCGTCACTGCGGCACAGACCTGCACGGCCGCACGTATTGGCATTGTGAAGCGCCTTGGTTTGTCGGCTAGTCCTGCAATCACGCCGTTTCAAGTCAATGACGACAGGGGTAGCGAGTATTTAGTTGCGTTCCACGGCTCACGGACATTCCGCGATCTGTCGAATGACACGGCAATGCAGAACGCAAACCGTGAAGCCCGCGCCCGTGAGGGTGACGGCATGAATCGCAATCCGATTTTCCAAGCTGGCGACTTAATTCTGGAAAGTGTTATTCACCGCGAAGTTCCAGAAATTGATACTTGGGCTGCAGCTCACGGCTTTAATACCGCTGGTGCATCATCGGCTCCAATCCGCCCTGTATTCCTTTGCGGGACGCAGGCGGTGTTTATTGCCTACAGCCAAAAGCCTCAAGCTGGCACGGAAAAGAGCGACATTCCTGCTCTTAACCGCCGCATGACTGTGGGTATGGATGAAATCATTGGCGTTAAAAAGGCTGCATTCAACGGAAAATCGCACGGCATGGTGTTGGCTTTCTTTGGCGCGGCTGCTGATTAATTGAAAGGAATAAAAAATGCCTGCACTTAACTCTCCGCAATCGTTGCAATCCGCCCCCAACCACGGCTTTGGCGGCACC